ATGATGTTCTTGCTACGGGTCGTGCAACTAATACATTTTTGATGTATGACGGCACGAATTACATTCACGTTGATGCTGCTCAAATCCTTGATTTGGCGGACACTGTTGATGATGACACCATTGATTATGGTTCCTTTTAAGTGATAATTATGAAACTGTAGGATTAACCTGCGGTTTTGATAAATAAATCTAAAGGTAAAGACTAAAAAAATGGCTGCTCCAGTTTTAAAGTTTAAGAGAGGCGTCCTAACGGATTTGCCTGCTCTGTCTGTAGGGGAACCAGGTTTTACTACTGATAAGTACGATCTATATGTTGGAAGCCACGACGGCAACCAGTTCGTAGGTAGTGGAAGATTCTGGAGTACTGAGACTGCATCTGCAGGTAGCGGTGTTAACTTCTTTGAGGCGACTGCTAACGGCACCAATAAAACGCTGATTCAATCTCCAGCGGCTCTGGCTGCAGACCTCACTTACGTTCTGCCGAGTGCGCAGGGTGCTGTAAGTTCTGTTTTAACAAATGACGGATCTGGTAATTTAAGTTGGGGCGCAGGATCTGCTAACTCTATTCTTACTGGAATTACAACAATCCGTGGTCAACTTGACGTTGAAGCGACCGCTGATTTTTCTGGTATTGTTACATTTACCAATACAACAGATAATACCATTGGTGATGTAGATACTGGTTCCGTTCAGTTGGACGGCGGTATGGGAGTTGCAGGTAACGTCACCGTTGGTGGTGCAACCTCCATTACAAGTGACTTCTTTGTTTCAGGTATTTCAACCTTTGTTGGTGCAGTAACTTTCCAGAACGGAACAATCAACCTTGGTGATGCCGATACTGACGACATTAACGTCGGTGGTGAGTTCATCTCAAGTCTTGTTCCTAACGCAGATAAAGCTGTTGATTTAGGTGAATTTGATAAGCAGTGGAGAGATGTCTACGCTGGTGGTTCCTTGTATGGAACCGAGTCTCTCTTCGGTACTGAAGCTGCTAATACTGTAGTTACATTCACCGTTACTGTTGCTTCTAAGACTGCTAACCACAGATATAATGGTAGTGGTTCTAGTAGTGGATATTTCATTGATGGATCTGAATCTCCATTCATAACTCTTCTTCCTGGTGTAACTTACGATTTCGACCAGAGTGATGGTACAAACAGTGGTCACCCACTACTTTTCTATCTTGAGTCTGATAAGACTACTCAATATACAACAGGAGTAACCGCATCTGGATCTCCAGGTACAGACGGTAAGACTCGAATCGTTGTATCCGATGAAACTCCAGTAGTTCTTCACTATCAGTGTAGTGCGCACTCATTGATGGGTAATGCGGTAGCAACAAACTCCAACGTAGTAAATACAAACTACGATGCAGTACTTCGTGGAAGATTAAACGTCACTGGTAACTTAGTTGCAACTGGAATCAACACCTTTACACAGTTAGAGGTTGGTACTGCTTCAGACGCACTGGTTGGTATTACCAGTATTGTCGATGAAGACACTATGGTCTCCAACAGTGCAACTGCACTGGCGACTCAACAATCGATTAAGGCATATGTTGATGCTCAGGTAACTGCACAAGATCTTGACTTTGCTGGTGATTCTGGAACTGGTGCTGTTGATCTCGATTCTCAGTCACTTACAATTTCGGGTACTTCAAACGAAATTGAAACTTCAGCAGCAAACCAGACCATCACAATTGGTCTTCCTAATACAGTCAATGTTACAACAGCAATTGATGTTCCTACTATTGAAGTAACGGACATTAAGGCTAGAGATGGTTCTAGCGCAATGACCATTTCCAATACTACAGGAAATGTTTCAGTTGCATCTAGTCTGACTATTACTGGTAATCTGAGTGTTCTCGGTGCTCAGACTATTGTTAATACAGAAACCCTGAAAGTTGAAGACTCTCTGATTGAAGTTGGTCTTGTTAATGATGGTGGCGATCTTGTTCCTCCTACAAGCGATTCCGACATTGACGTTGGTATTCTGTTCCACTATCACACTGGATCTGCTGCTAAGAAGGCAGCAGTCTTCTGGGATGATAGCGCAGGAAGAATTGTCGTTGCTAACGATGTAACAGAATCCAATAGCGTCATTTCAATGACGGCTAATACAGACTTTGCTGATCTGGAAATCAAAGGACTGTTTGTTAATGACTGTCAAGATGCTTCACAAGTCATTTCTTGTACTGGTTCCACAAGAAACCTTGAGAATATAACCGTTGATGGTGGAACATTCACCTGATAACTTTCAAACAACTTATAAATACAGGTGGGTAACTCCCACCTTTTTTTATATGCAATTATGAATGAAACTGATTTTAGATCTTTGTTAATGGTATATCAACAAAAATGTGGCGATATGCTTTCTCAAGTCATTGCTTTGGAAGCAAAGATGCTGGTTGCAAATCAAAAGATTGAATTGCTGACTAAAGAGAATGAAGCACTAAAAGTGGAAGGGACTAAAACAAGAAAGAAAACCACAACCAAGACGGTTATAGATTCTGAGGAATTCTAAATGGCAAAACCATCGACACGCCAAGGACTGATTGATTATTGTCTCAGACGTTTGGGTGCTCCAGTATTAGAAATAAACGTAGATGATGATCAGATTGATGATCTGGTTGATGATGCTTTGCAGTTTTATCAAGAACGACACTATGATGGTGTCGAAAGAATGTATCTGAAATATAAAATTACTCAAGAAGATCTTGATAGAGGACAAGCTAAAGGAACCACTGGAGTTGGAATTGTAACTACAAGCGCTACATCTACAACAATCAGTGGATATGGAACTACAACATCAGAATTTTACGAAACCTCAAACTTTATTCAGGTTCCCGATTCAGTAATTGGTGTTGAAAAGATTTTTAGATTTGATACTAGCAGCATTTCTGGTGGAATGTTCAGTATTAAGTACCAGTTATTTTTGAATGAACTGTATTACTTCAATTCAGTTGATCTTTTAACTTATTCAATGACCAAGACTTATCTTGAGGACATTGATTACTTACTGACGACAGATAAGCAGATTAGATTTAACAAAAGACAGGACAGATTATACTTAGATATTGACTGGGGAGCGCAGACAGTGGGTGATTTTATCATCCTTGATTGCTATCGTGCTTTAGATCCTGAAGCATTCAGTCAAGTATATAATGATAGTTTTATTAAGAAGTATCTCACTTCCCTTATTAAGAGACAATGGGGAGCAAACCTCATCAAGTTTGGTGGCGTCAAACTTCCTGGTGGAATTGAACTGAACGGAAGACAGATATATGATGATGGAGAAAGAGAAATCGAAGCATTGATGTCCAGAATGTCTATGGACTTTGAAATTCCACCCCTCGACTTTATTGGATAATGGCGTTAAATCCCTTCTTTCTACAAGGTTCCAGAGCTGAACAAAATCTTGTTCAGGACCTTATCAATGAGCAACTAAAAATATATGGGGTAGAAGTTACATATATCCCAAGAAAGATGGTTAGAAAACAGACCATCTTGGAAGAAGTTCAATCATCAAAGTTTGATGATAACTTTTTAATTGAAGCATATCTCAATAACTACGATGGTTATGGTGGTGCTGGTGATATTATGACCAAGTTTGGTGTAAGTCTTAGAGATGAAGTAAGTCTTACTATTTCCAAAGAAAGATTTGAGGACTTTATTTCTCCATTTTTGGATGCTGATGATGATTATGAAGTAGATCCTGCTAATAGACCAAGAGAAGGAGATCTTGTTTATTTTCCATTGGGTCAAAGACTATTTGAAGTTAAGTTTGTAGAGCACGAAAATCCTTTCTATCAGTTAGGAAAGAACTACGTCTACGAACTTCAGTGCGAACTCTTCGAATACGAGGACGAAGTTATCGATACTTCCATCAATGAGATCGATACTACTATTCAAAGTCAAGGTGATATTATTGAACTCAAACTGTTCTCTACAGGAACTGATGCTCAAGTAACTGCACACGTAGGAAGTGGATATGTTCAAAAAATCTTCCTCAACAATGATGGTTATGGATTTACTAGTCCTCCTGTCGTAACAATCAGTCCTCCAACAGGACCTGATGGAACCATAGTATCCACAGGAACCACTGCAACTGCTGTTGCAATCACAACGACTAGAGGTGGAATAACATCAGTTGATAAGGTCTTGCTAACAAACGCAGGTTCTGGTTATACAGGTGCTCCACCAACTATTACATTTACTGCTGGTGGTGGAGCAGGTGCTGCAGCGACTGTTGGAATTCGCACAGACAAGAGAGGTGTTGTTAGATTTACGATTACTGATGGTGGTGTTGGATATAGCACTGTTCCAAGCATAACTATCGCATCTCCACCATTATCACCCACAATCACAGCAACTGCAGAAGCAGTCGTCAGTACTGCTGGAACCATTAGTGCGCTTCGCATTACTGATGCTGGTGCTGGATATCTAGCTTCTGCACCAACCGTAACTGTTGGAACTGCAGCAACTGTTGGTGTTGGAACTTTCTGGTTCAACGAAGTTGTTACAGGAGAAGAATCAAGTACTACTGCTCGCGTCAAGCGTTGGGATTCAGATACCGATATCCTTCAGGTTGGTATTGTTACAGGAAGATTCTTCACTGGTGAGCAGATTACTGGTGCTAAATCTGGTGCAGCATATGATATTCAATATGTTGGAACTGCAAGCACTACGCTAACGGATAAATATCAACAAAACGACGAGTTGGAATCTGAAGCAGACGCTATCTTAGATTTCACAGAATCTAATCCCTTTGGTTCATATTAATGTTAGGCAATTACTTTTATCACGAAATAATTAGAAAAACCATTATTGGTTTTGGAACTCTTTTTAATGATATTTCCATCAAACATCAAGATAAAGATGGAAAGGTCATTAGTGATCAAAGAGTTCAACTTGCATATGGACCAGCACAGAAGTTTCTAGCAAGAATTGAGCAACAGGCAAATCTGAACAAGGCAGTACAGATTACACTCCCAAGAATGTCGTTTGAGATGACATCCTTGGAATATGATCCATCAAGAAAGGCAGGTGTAACTCAAACCTTCAAGGCTGTATCAAACAACCAAATGAAAAAGGTTTATATGCCTGTTCCATATAATATTGGTTTTCAGTTATGCATTTTCTGTAAGTTAAATGATGATGCTCTGCAGATTGTTGAGCAGATTCTTCCATACTTCCAACCATCTTTC